CAAGCCCGTGGAGCGCTTGTGACAGGCCCGGGTCCGTGTCGACCGCCGAGACATAGATGCCGCCAATTGGAATCACGTGGATGTCCTCCTCGAATGTGCCGGACAGACTGGTCGGGTCCTGCGGCTCGGCGATGAGCCCGTCGTACAAGCGCAGGGGACGGGTCGTCCCATCGAGCATCGACGCCAGGAACTCCTGGTAGTTGGTGAAGATGCCCATTAGGTGGGTGCCTCGAAGTTCATGAGAGCCAGCGCGCCCGTGGTCGTCGGCGTGCTCGTGAACAGGAAGGTGTTGGGGCCGTGGATGGTGCCGCTGGCCATGGGAGTAGAGGGGAGGTCCGCGTCGTTGAGAGCGCCCCAGATCGCCGAGCCGGTCGGGGCCCGCAGCGTGCTCGGGACGGCGCCCACTCCTAGGTTTGTGGCGGTGAGCGCCCTGGCGACCTCGCCGCGGAAGAAACGGATGCGCGCGTTCGTGTCCGTCCCGGTCGTGTCGCACTCGTTCGCCCTGGTGAAATCAATCTCTACTCTCTGGTAATTCCAGGCCCCGGGAGTGATGGCCCCGTTCGCGGTTTCGTACACACGCCCCGTCACGTTGTCCGTGTAGACCGAGATGTAGACCTTGCCGTTGGGGTCAACGTAGCAGTCGAGCACGCGCACCCCCGCGTCGTTGTTGTAGATGGCGAACCACTCGCCCCCCGCGCCCGCGTGCTTTTGCCAGAGAGCGAGCCCAAACTTCGTCACGTTGAAGTTGTTCGCGCCCAGCGGCATGCGCATGACGTCGGTGCCGTCATAGGTACCGATCGGGTACCCGTTGGCAGACAGCCCCTGAGCGAGCCGGCGGTCGGTGTCGTCCTGCACGAGCGACGCCCCGCCGAGCACGTCAGTAATCGTCTGCCACTCGCCGGCAACGGCGGTGCTCGCGGCCATCCGGTACCAGGCGCCGACGGCGGTCAGTTGCCCCTGGTTCAAGCCCAAGACGCCACGAAAGCTGCCGCGTGCCCCCATGCCTTACACCCCGGCCGTCGGGCGATCGGAAGCGTCGAGCGTCATGTTGACCGCGAAGAGTGAGGCCTGCGCCAAGGCTCCGTTGTTGAAGCGCACCCGGATGTCCGCGTAGGGCCCGATGAAGATTTCATCGGTGAACGTCGTCGAGTCGCCGACGGGCTCGTTCGCTGTGCTGGCATAGAACTCGAGCCAGGTCGCCCCGCCGTCGTTGCTGTACTGCGCGGTGACGCTGTTGCCGGTCGCGTTGGTGCTGGGCGCGATGCTGTAGGTGAACCAGTAGAAGTCGGCGGTGTTCTGCAAGTTGCGCGGGCCCATCGCGGTGACGCTGTTGAAGAGCGTGACCACTTCGGCAGCGCCAGGCAGACCCGTACCGGCGAGGGTCTGCGTGTTCTGGAACGGGATGCGGGTTTTGTACGTGCTCATTGGTCCTTGTCCTCCTCCTGAAGCAGCTCGGCTCCGAACGGGCCCAGCAGGCCACCCATGCCGCCACGAATCGGGCTCGCGTTGCCGCCGAGGTAGCGGAGCGCCGGGAAGGCGCGGATGGCGGCAGCGTCGAAGTGAGCGCTGGGCGAGAAGGGGCCCATGCGCGGCCCGTTGATGCCTGGCCCGTAGTTGGCCGCTGCGCGCAGCCGCTGGGTCCGGTCGTAGTGGCGGATGTGCTCCAGCTCTTCGCGCACACCGCCCTTGTCCGCGGCCTTGCGCAGCGCTTCGACGGTGAGCAGCTCCCCCTTCTTGGGCGTGCCGTAGCCGGTGAGCACCTTGAACGGTTCGCCCTTGGGCGACACGAACCGCTCGAGAGCCTTGGCCGCGCCGAGCAGCTCGGCGTGCTCGGCCTGCATGGCAGACCAGCCGCCGGGCTCTCCGGCGCGCGGCCGGAGATCGCGGTCCTGGAGCGCGGCATCGTTGAGTTCTTGCAGCTCGCGCGCGGTGTTGCCGGTGCCCGACGGCTTGCGGAAGCCCTTGATGCCGTGCATGACTTCCTCGAAGGCCTGCGCGTCGTGCCGGCGCGGCGTCACGTACACCTTGTCGATGCCGCGCTTGCGCAGGGACCCCGCGAGCCCCTTGCCACCGGGCGCCCTCTTGCCCTTCGGCGCAACGTCAGAGGCGTCGAGGTCCAGCTCCCGCGCTCCGCCTGCGGGCGACGGCTGCTTGCCGGCCTTCTTCGGCCGCAGCTGCTTGCGCCAGGTAGCCCCGAGGAACTCCTCCGCCTCTTCTGGCGTGAGTTCGATGGCATCCTTGACGGGCTTGGTGGAGACCGCGCCCACCTCGTTGTTGAAGATGTCCTTGACCTTCTTGGTGGTGCCGCTCACGTCGAGCCGCTGCAGCTTGCCCGCCTCGTTCGGGTCATGCTTGCGACGCAGAATCTTGATGGCGCGACCGACGAGGTTCGTCGCCGGCAGCCGCTGGCTACCCTCCTCGGTGGCGTAGTAGGCCTGTTTGCGCCGGGTGACGTCCGCGATGGCCGTCTTCACCTCGACGTCCGCGGCCTCCTTGATGGCAGGCGCAATCTCGCGCGCCATCATGTCCCCGGGGTCGGCGTCGATGGCGCGCGCGGCCTTCACGACCTCTTGTGTCTCGGCGGAGAGCTTGGGCCCCATGAGTCCGAACTCGGTGCCCGCCCGCTCCAGCTCACCAGGGATGCCACGGTAGCGCGGGCCGTTGGCGATCAAGTCGGCGCCCTTCATTGCCACGCCGCCGAGCGCATCCATGCCGAGCCCGAGCCCGCCGGACAGTACCGAGGTGATGCCGATGCGCTTGCCCATGTCCCCGATGGGAGTCGCCACCTCGTGCTTCTCGGCGAACTCGTTCGCTGCGCCCACGGCCTCCGTCCCTGCCTGCGTGAGCCCGCCGCCCACCGCGCCGCCCGCGAAGCTCGCCAGGCCCTTCTTGATGAGCCCCGCTCCCGGTCCAGCAGCACGGCGAGCGACACCCGTCGCGGCGCTGTAGATGCGGTTGGCAGTGGCCCACGGGGCCAAGGCACCCAGGGCCTCGCCGACGGCGTAAGCGTCGGGGTGCTCCTCCTGGAGCATCCGGTCGTGCTCGCGCGCCTTGAGCCCCCGCGGGATGCCGCCCACCTCTTCCGAAGGCGTGCCAATGGCCAGCCCCGCCAGGTCGGTGGCGGCCGTGGACTCGTTGATGGTGGGGTTCACCGCCTCGTACGCCGCCCGCCCGGCGCCGAGCGTCCCCGGCTTGTCGAGCCCCATCACGAACGAGGTGATGGTCTCCGCCGCGGGTTTGACCGCGCCGGCCGCCTTCATGCCGAGCGATTCGATGGCGCTCATCGCCTTGCCGTCGTGCAGGTAGGGCGCCTGGGAATAGCGGTACGCCGTCTTGCCCGATGCCGCTGCCGCCCCCGCGGTCTTGCGCCACAGGTGGTCCGCTACCGCCTGATAGAGCGAGTCGCCCTTGGTCATCTTCGCGATGTCCTCGGGGTCGGGCGGGACGTAGGGGAAGAGCATGCGACCGACGGCGGGGTCGCTCATCAGCATCTCGCGCGCGACCTTCAGCGGCGGCTCGTAGACAAACACCGTGCCCTTCGACGCGCCCTCGGGGCGCCGAATGAACTCATCCGCTGCGGCCTCGTCGCCCTCGGGGTGAGTCGTGCTGGGCGAGGCGGCGAGCGCCTGCGGCGGCAGGTCGTACTGTGGGTTCAGGGTGAGTTCAGGCTCGGGCTCCGGTTCAGGCTCCGGCTCCGCCGCGCCCCACTGCTGGATGTACTCGTCCTCTTTGCCCTGCATGGCCTGGAGCGCGCCCGTGCGCTCCTCATCGGAGAGCTTCACGCCCGGCGTATGGAGGAGAAGCTCCAGCTCCTTGTACTCTTCAGCGGTGAGGGCCATTAGGCGCGCGTCGGCGGCCGCCAGGGCCGCCCTTTCCGCTGTTTCAGGGGGTCTTGCCCTGGCTCAATCAGAGCCGGAGGCTCCATCCAGGGCTCGGCAGGCGGAAGCAACTGCGGAATGGGTAGAGGCGGCGTGTACACGCGCCGAGGCGGCGGCGGCGCCACGCCGGGCGGCAGCACCCGAGCCGGCTCGTCCTCGGGCTTATACCCAGGGTCCGGATGCTCGAGCGGAGGCAAAGGTTTTTCATCCGCATCGTATTCAGGGTGATCGTACGGAGGCGGGTCGCCCTCCGTCCATGCGATGCCCTGCATCCGCTCCGCGCCTGCGGGCGCCTCTTGCTTGCTCTTCAGGAGGAGCTGCTTCACGCGCGCAGCGGGGTCCGTCGCGGGCGGCTCGGCAGCGGGTGCAGGCGCGCTCTTCTTCCCGCGCTGGCCCGCGTGCATGTAGAAGTCGAGCAGGCTGCCGACGGTGATGTCGCCGCCGTCCTTCGGCCACCAGGGGCGGTTAGCGGTATGCGCCGCTGAACCCTTGGGGTAGATGACCGCGTCGCGCTCGGCGGAGCGCCCCACGAACGCTGGCGCAGCCACCGCGAGCGCGTAGTCTTCGACGGGGCTGTCTTCCGTGACGCCCTTGTCCGCGAAGTATTGGGCCGCGATGGGGGCCTGCTCGGCGCGGGTCAGCTCGCGCAGCTCAGCGGCGCTCTCGAAGGGTTTGTCCGTGCGCGGATTGATGTAGTTCTTCGCGGTCGAGTCCATCATCTGGATCAGCCCGCTCGCGCTCGAGCCGGAGTTCTTCGCTGCCGGGTCGCCGCCGCTCTCGGGGCCCATGATGGCCAACATCTTGTCGGGGTCGAGGTTGCGCGCCTTGGCCTCGGCATCGAGCGACGTCATGAACTCCCGGTCGTTCTGCAGCGGTCCAGACGGAGCTGCCGCAGACGTCCCCGCCGTCGGGGGCTTGTAGGACGTATAGGCGGCGGGCCCCGACGGCGTGCGCGCACCCGTCTTCTGCGTGCCCACGCCGGTGACCCCCAACGTGTTGGGCCGTGGCTTGCCCTTCGCCTCCCGCGCCTCCTTCGCTTTCCTGTACTTCGCGCGCAGCTCGGGCGGGATGACGACCTTGACGTAATCGCGCAGCCCGCGCCCCACGTCCTTGTCGGTCTCGGGGTCCGCGACCAGCTCGTCCACGTTTTTCATGAAGTCGTTGGCGGCCTGTTCGTCCGTCTCCTGCGCCTTGCGCAGGACCCCAACCAGGGAGTTGCGCTGCGGGATGGACAGCCCGCCGATGGCCTCGTGGTACAGCCCCGCCTTGATGCGCTGGAAGAAGCCCATCGAGGCGGTGCCGAGCGCGCGCGCGATGTCGGGCTCGGTGGTGGAGCCCTTCTCGCCCATCATGCGGGAGATGCCGGCGCCCGCCATGTAGTCGTCCTCTTTGCTCTTGTTGGTGAGCACGTTCTCGATTTGGGCGCGCGTGCCACGGCGGGTGATGAGGTCTTCGACTTGGTATTTGTTCGCCGCTTCCTTCGCCAGGACGTTGAAGCCACTCACGTAGCGGCGGTGCGCTTCCTTGTCGCCGGCAGCTTCGGCCTTGTTGGCGTTCTCGCCCTTCATGGATTCGGCCTGGATGTCGGCGCGGATGAGTGAGTCGGGGCTGCCGCGCAGCTTGTCCATCAGCTCGACCGTCTCGGCTGCGGGCAGGCCCATGCCGCGCACTGCGTTGGCCGTCTTGCGCGCGCTCTCGCGGTACTCCTCGGGGTACGAGGCGATGATGCCTTCGAGCGCCGGGTTGAGGCGAGCCAGCGTCTGCGCCTGCATCGCGCCCATGTCGATGACGTTCTTCGGCACAGCCATGGTGGCGCTGTTCACGTTGAGCCCGTTCTCGTCGGTGGGCTCGACGGCGGCCGGCGGCAGCTGTGACGGACGCACCGCGCCGAGCGGGTCGAGGCGCTGCAACGTCTCCCGGAACTCGGGCTTGATCGGATTCGGGTCCGTGTCCGCGCCTGGCTCGGGCGGGCCGATGTCGGGCTCGACGGCAAGGGGCGGCTCGGCGGCGAGCGCGATGTCTGTCGCCGCGCGACTCATGGCGCCGCCGCCGGTGACCCGCGCCATCTGCTCGTCCGTCATGTCATCGGATGACGCGATGCCGGCAGACTCCTCGAGCACTCCCGTGTCGTCCGTGGGGTAGCCGATGCCGCGCATGCGGTCGGCCGATTGCTCCAGCGGCTCGTCCGCGTCGCCCGTGGTCTGCGCCTGCCCGGCTGTATAGGGGTTCTCGGTCACGGGCGGCACGTCGGCCAGCGCGCGCTGCTCTTCCTCGAGGTCGGGTCCGATGCGGTAGCGGGGCAGCCCAGCCTCTTCTCCCTGTAGCTCCACGGGGATTCCGAGCGCGGTGAGCATCGGCACCATGGCGCGCGTGGCCTCGACCTTGCCGGTACCCGCCAGCTCGGTGAACTTGGCGATGGCGTCCTCCTGCGCCTTCTTCTGCGCCGCCGCCGCGGTCGCCTGCTGCGCCGCCGCCGCCTGGTCCTGCTGCATCTTCTCGCGAGCCATGCGCCCGCCCTCTTCGAGACGCGCCATCTCCCGCTGTTCGCGCTGCTGCTGCTTCAGGTTCTCGAACTCCTGGCGCGCGAGCTTGAGGCGCTCACGCTCCATCGACTGCTGCTTGTTGGGCAGGTCGATGCCGAGCGGGGCGATCGGGTCCAGCCTCATCAGCGCAGCGTTGGTATTGAGCGCCATGGTTCAATCCTGGGTGGCGACGGAGACGCCAATCTTCAGGGAGTCCATCAGGGTCTGGCGGAACGCCGCCTGCTCCTGCACGCTCATGCCGGAGGCCTGCAGAGCGGGCAGAATCTTGGCGTTCCAGGCGTCCTCGAAGGCGCCCCGGTCGGCGCCCATGAGGTTCTCTTGCGCGTTGCCCACGGCATCGGCGACCCGGGCGTCGCGCGCCATGACCGAGTTGACCTCGGATTGCACCCGCGCCTGGCGGTCGTCCTCGGCCTGGCCCGTCTGGTCGCCAAACTCACTGAGGTGCGCCAGGTCGTTGTCCGAGCCCACGTCTCCTGCTTGGATGCCGGTGTCGATGCGCTGGTCGCGCACGTTGGCCGAGGACACGGCGGCCGCGTTGGACGAGTCGTAGTCGCCCCGCGCGTTGTCGTCGGCCATGTCCGCGATGTTGGCGCCCACGGCGGAGCGCTCGGTGTCCGCCCGCTGGGCGTCGGTCATGGCGTTGGTCGTCTCGCGGTACCGGTCGGTCTGGCGAGCGTCGGCGTTGTTGGCGATGCCGCCCAGCACATCCACGCCCCGGATGTTGCTGTCCTGCGCTGCCTGGGCGTTGTCGTCGGCGTCGTTCGCCTGGTTGCCGAGCATGGTCTGCTGAGCGGTGGTCTGCCCTGCCGCCTGGTTGGCGAGGTTGCCGTAGGTCTCGATGCCCGCGAGGCCCGCGGCGTGGCCAGCGACGCTGGAGAGGTCGCCTGCGCGCGCCTGCTCGCCGAGCAGCTGCTGGCGCATGCGCTGTTCCTGCGTGCGCTGCATCTCGGCATCGAAGGAGCGGTTGGCGCGCTGGGCCTCGATGTCCGTGATGACGTTGCCCACGCCGGAGAGCGCCTCGCTCGAGCCGTACACGCCGCGCCCGGCCGCGTCCTGGTTGTAGGACTGCACCCCGAGCTGGCGAGCCCGGTCGTAGAACGGGTCGAACTGTGCGATCGGCATGTCGCCGAACGCGCCCTGAGTCTGCTGGTACTGGCCAGCGGCGAGGTTGGGGTCGTTGTAGCGACCCATCTCGTCGAAGCTGCCTTGCATCTGGTCGTTGAACTGCTGCGAGCTGTTGGGCCCGTATGCAGCATTGGCGTCGTATTGGCCCTGCGAGTTGCCGGCGCCCTGGTAGCCGGTGAAGTCGTCGTACTGTCCCTGCGCCTTGTCGTTGAAGGCGGAGGACGGCCCATTGGGGTCGAAGTTGTTCGTCGCGTTCTTGGTGAACTCCGAGCCCTGCCCGGGGCCGTTGAACTGCCCCTGCTGTTGCTGCCAGTACTGCTCGCCCTGCCCCGGGCCATCGAGCGTGCCGAGGTTCTTGTTGATGTAGTCCTCGCCAGCAGACGGGTTCTGCGTCTGCTGGTACTGGTCCTGCATCTGGTCGGCGTACGGGTCCTGGAGCAGGCGGTTCTGAATCGCCTCCACGCCCTGCTCGCTGTAGCCAGGGTTCGCCATGTTCTGCCCCGGCGCCTGCAGGGTCGACGGCTGCGACTGGTCGTAGTTGCCCACGCCGAATGGGTTAGGCGGCGCCATGGCGGGGTGCATCTGCGTGCCGCCGCCGATGAGGTCGGCGCCACTGAAAGAGGGGCGGGTGAAGGCGGCTTGTGGGTTCGCGAAGTCAACGCCGTCGCTCCTCCCGTCTGGCGACGGCTGCCATGTGGTCGCCGCGTCGCCGTAGGCGTTGGCGCCTCCGTAGGTCGGGGCCTGTGACGCCGGCTGCGCCACCTGGCGCCCGCCCGATTGAAAGCCACCCGACCCGGTAGATGGCGCCCGATAGAGGGACGAGTTGGTCATGGAGGTCGGCCCTGTTGGGGGCGCGACCGTTCCAGTCAGAGTCCTGCTGGCCATCAGTACTTCCTCGCGTCTTGCGGAGTGCGCTGCTGGAGCGGCGCGGGCCCGGGGCCCGGCGCGCGCACGCCGTTCATCATCATGTCGTTGCGCTGCTGGTTGCCCTGCTCGTACTGCTGCTTGCGCATCAGGTACTCGCGGAACTTGGCCTGGATAGCGGGGTCCTTCGCGGCCATGCCTTCCTTGCCCTGTAGCTCCGGCGGCAGCTCCGGCGGAGGCATCGGGTTCTGCGTCATCTGCGCCATTTCCTGCGGCTGGAACGCGGCCTGCGGCCCGTAGATTTTGGCCATCATCTCGTTGGTCGGGTTGAAGGCGAGCAGCTGCTGGCCGAGCGCGTTCATGCGCGCCTCTTGCTGCCGGTAGCGCTCGGCTTCAGCCTCCTTGGCCATCTGCTCTTGCTTGGCGAGCAGCGCCTTCTCTTCCTTGGTGCGCCCACCGGTGAGCGCGTTGATGGCGAAGGGGGCGGCGGTGAGCAGCGCGCCGGGGCCGTACTTGCCGAGGTAGTCGAGCGCAGTCATCCCGCCCGCAGTGCCGGCCACTGCCGGCGCAGCTGCGGCGGGCGCGGTGGCGGCGGTTGCGGTTGCGGCGGTGCCGGGCACCCCAATGCCCCCGGGGAAGGCCGACGCCGTGCGCGTGATGGTGGGCGCGACGGTGTCCTTGATGGCGTAGCCCGCCGGAACGCTACCGCCGCCGCCGGCAGCGGCGCCTTCGCCGAAGCCGAGAGCAGCGGGGCCGCCAGCGGCGAGCCCGGCGCCGACGGTCGCGTACGGCCCGAGCAAGATGCCCATCGTCACCGGGTCCTTGCTGATGGCCTCCAGGGTCGGGCCGATGCCCTCCCAGAATCCCGTGGGCTTCGGGCGCTCCCGACCGGTCCAGGGCTTGCCCGTGGCGGGGTTGATTTGCTCACCCGGCCCCGTCTCCCGAGTCGACATGAAGCCGCCGGGACGGTTGTTGATGTTGGCGGTGTTGCGCGCGGTCGCCTGCAGCTCCCGCTGACGGCGCGCGTCTTCGGCCGCAGCCTGCTCGGCGAGCGTGGGCGGCTGTCCCGGGGCTCGCCCCGTGAACGGGTCGATGTCGCCGCCGCCCTCGATGAAGTTGCCGGTGGTTCCTGTTGACATCAGTTGTCCATCGCCTCGAAGGTTTCGGTAGCTCTCACGAGGCAGAGCCCCGCCGCGTCCGGGAACCGGAACCGCCATTGCCGGCGCCGATAGGTGCCGAGCGAGTAGAGGGGAATGGTCGGCGTGAGGTTGCCGTCGTCGACCCCGAGGTCAATGTCGAGCGTGGTCCACTCGGTGCTCAGCTCGTCGCGGTAGTCGAGGTAGCAGACCACCCCTTCGCTCAGCGCCTGGGTGCGTTTGAAATGGAGATGCACGGCGATCGTCCGTTTCAGGTTGCTCGACTCCCGGTCGAGAAAGCCCGTCGTCACGTAGGCGACGATCGCCTCGCCGAGGTCGGTGGTGTTCTCGAGCGAGAGCGTGCGGATGGTGCCGTCTTCGAGCCCGACCACGTTCACGCCGCCGTCCTGGCGCCGGTGATGCGTGAGCACCGGGAACTGGCTGAAGGTGTCAGTCTCGGCGTCGTGCATCGCCCAGCGCGCCCAGCCGATGTCGGGTTGCAGCACCAGGGTCTGCTCGTCCTCCTCGAAGCGGAAGGCGATGCAGTCGGCGTAGCTCTCGCTGAAGCGATAGCCGTAGCAGTCGCTCGGGGTCGTCAGCAGGTCCAGCGTCGCCTGGATAGCCCCGCCCACGTCCTTCCATTCCCGCCCGTCGCTCGAGATGATGCGGGTCTGGTGGTCGAGCCAGTAGAACTTGTCGTCGACTTTCACCGGCGAGTAGGCGGCGACGCAGCCGACCTCGCGTGTGACCGACGGGGCGAACGTCGTCGACCCGTCCGGGGCGAAGAGCTGCAGGCTGGTCCGCCCGAAGCAGAAGATGTCGTTGGTGTTCTCGGCGCAGGCGATGACGCTGTCAGCGCGCGCCTCCGCCGTGAAGAAGCCGGCAGCGCCGGGGCTCGGGTCCCACTGCTCGTGCGCGGCGAAGCTGACGATGCCCTGGGTGATGTTGCTGTACCGGACCTTGGTTTGGTCCAGCTGCGTGTCGTTGGCGCAGATACGGGAGGAGTTGCAGAAGACGTGGCTGGCCAGCGGCGGGCAGCCGCCGAGGAAGCTCATCTCGTGGTAGTCGGGGTTGGGGTTGGTGAAGTTCGGCGCCGAGAAGGTCTCGGGGCGAATGTCAATCTTGCCCATCTCCGCGCCGCCTGCGATGACGAGCAATGCTTCTGTCTCCGCAAACGTTGGCCGCGGGAACCGCGTCGTTGCGATTGCCGCCGGGGTGGACAGTCGATCTTCGTTCGCTGCTCCCGTACCTACGAGCGTCGCGGTTCCGCCTACAATTCGGTATACGTTGCGTCCCGCGTTGTGCCCGCCTCCCGAAGCGTTCACGGTCGCGCCCACTGCGTACAGCACTCCTGGATGTGTGCCGCTTACCGTCGGCGTGCCCGTCGTGTGCGCGACGCGCTGCTCGGTCAGGTACAGCCCGAGCACGCCCGCCGCGTCGACGGCAGTAGAGGGAGCGACACCCGTGTACGCCCCGATGCCGGGGCGCTTGCGGAGTCCACCGCGGACGTCGAGGATGACGTTGTAAGCCTCTGGGCTTCCGCCGCTGATTTCCTCGCTGCTCGTCTCGAGAGCAGGCCCAAAGGGGATGGGCTGGGTTTTGGTCTCAGCGGGCATACGTCGAGCCCCCGGTTGGCGAGACACGAGCCGCAGCGGTCAGTGGCGAAACGACCCATGCCATTACGCGCTCCATTGGGTCGGGTAGCAGAGCACCGCCTGGCTGCCCGTGTGCTCAAAGGCGTAGCGGACACACGCCTTCTTCTTGTCCTCGGCGAGCGCCTGGAGCATCCCAATCTTCTCCGCTGGCATCGAGGAGTCGATGGCCACGTAGTAGGCCAGGCACCAGACGAGCGCGTCGTACCAGTAGCGCTGCAGGTCCGGGTTCTTGGTGCCGTCGCTGCTCGTGCCGAGCAGGCGCACCGTCTTCAAGCGCATCGTGCCCGCCTCGAGCGGCACGGGCCAGAAGCGCAGCTCGACCGTGGCCCCACCGCGGAACGCAGCGTAGAGCTGCGGGCGGATGGACCCGCTGCCCTTCTGGGTGAGCGTCTGCCAGGTGTCGACGGACACCTGCTTGCAGAGGAGTTCGCCCGTCGTGTACTTCGTGTCCGGGTTCTCCGTGCCCACAAACATCGCGTCCTCGAACACGTCGAGGATGCTGTCGGGCAGCGTGTACTGGCTCTCGCCCGCCACGAGCTGCAGGTCATAGAACTCGGTCGTGCGGGCCATGAAGCCCTCGGTCGCGAGCCCGTCCAGGATGAGATCGAGCGTCTGCCGCCCGTGCTCGAGCTTCGGCACCATGTTGCCGCCCGAGAGACGCGCCTCTACCGGCAAGACTCCCGCCCGCTTGTAGGCGAGGAGAATCAGCTGGTTTACGCTGATGGGCGTGGACGGGGACTCGTTGATGCTCACCCGTACGCCTCCAGGATTCGGCGCTGGACGAGCTGGAGCCAGAACAGGATGGTCGCGTCCGGCATGCCGTCACGGCTGTGGGTGACGTTCCCCTGCAGGTCTTCGGAGAAGACGAACAGACCGGTGACGTTGCCCGCCTTCGCCTCGGCAAGCAGCCGCTCCAGCTCGGCCACGATGCGACCGCTGGTTGGTGTCTTCAGTACACGCAGGTCCGCCATCAAAACCCCGTGGGCACGTCGCCGTTGTAGACGTCCTCCGCGGTGTACCGCCGAGCCGTCCCCGTGTAGCTGGAGGTGGAGCTGGCCCGCCCGTCGCTGTCGACGTCCGGGCAAGCGCCGTCCGCGATAGACTGCATCCCGAGCCGCTGAGAGAGAGTAGCGGCCCGGGACGCGGTAAGCTCCGCCAGGGTGAGCGCATCGCGCCCTGGCGTGTCGTTGGTGCAACGGAGCAACCCGTCGCGACCCCTACGCAGCGCGGAGCGCAGCCACATGACCCCGCACACGTCGCACCGGGATAGGTGCTCGCCCTTTCGGTCGATTGTGCGGGGTACGCTGCGCATTCATCTCCGTTACGAACCCGTCGCGGCCACCGGCGCCGTGACGGCGTTGGCTTGCGTGAAGTTGTTCGTGTTGCTGACCGTGGTGATGATCGAGATGACGATACCGGCGCCTGCCGCCGGGGTGGCGCCCACGGACTTGCAGTAGTTGTCCGCGATGTCACCCGAGATGCCCGCGGTGTTGGCTACCGTGATGTAGCTTCCGGACGTCAGCTGCCGAATCAGGTTCTTGCGAATCAGGAAGTTCGAGCTGCCCGCGGCGGTCACTCCGACGATCGCGCCGGTCGTGCTGGCGACGATGGTGTTCTCCACCAGCGAGAAGTTCGCGGCGCCGGTGACCTGGATGGCCACGTTGGCTGCCAAGGCACCGGTGAAGCTGATGAAGTTGTTGGCCAGGGTGCAGCCGGCGCCGGTGACCACGATGGCCCCCGTAACCGCCGCGGTGGCGCTGTTGATGTTGAGCCCGGCGAGCGTCATGTTCGCCGAGGACAGAGCGATGGTGGCCGCCGTGGCGCTGAGCGTGATGTTCGGCGCGTTGCTGGAACCCGGGCGACCGCAGCCGATAATCTGGGCTCCGGCGACCGGCGTGAACAGCGTGGTCGTCACCGTCTCGGTGTGGTTCGGCAGAACGCCGACGATATCGTCCATGCCTGGACGGCAGCGCGCTACGCCGGCCGCGATGGTGGAGACGAGCATGCCGGACGACGCGAAAGCGTCATCGCCGCTCTGCGCGCCCGTGCTGCGGACGTAGGCGACTACGTTGCCGCCGGGGCGCACGAAGGTGCCCCACGGAAACGATACGGCGTCATACGCCGAGTAGAACGGAGTCGGCATCAGCAGCCCTTGCCCTTCTTCGTTCCCTTGCCCTTGGGAGGCGCCGGAATCGGATTCTTGGTCTTGGCCATGGTGCTCCTCAGCTGTCGCTAAACAGGATGCAGCGCGGGTTGACCCAGCCGCGGGTCCAGCGAGCCGTGATGGCGTAATTCATCATGGTTTTGTCTTCGGTCACCCAGGTGTTGCTCTTGGGCTTGCGCCGCCAGAACCACATGAGACCCAGGTCCGCATCGGTGATGAGCGCCCAGTTGGTCGTGGTGTTCGTCCAGTACTTGATGGGCACTGGCTTGATGTCGAGGTCGCGGTTGATGACGTTGATGGCGTTGTAGGCGCCCGGCGTCGGGTCCATGCTGGAGCCCAGCACCTCACGCCACACGCCCCACTGTTGCACCGGGAAGACGGCCTTCTTCGCCTCGACCCCGTCGATGAGCCCGTCGTGTCCGACTTGCTGCATCAGCTGCGCGTTGGCGATGACGAGCGCCGCCTTGCTCGGTGACATGGGGGTCACCATCGTGTTGCGGTACGTGCCGCCGCCCGGCAGCACGTGGGTTGCGCTGGCCAGCGGCTGGCCGTCGCCGCCCACGAAGCTGGTGTTGGTGGCGCGCACCAACATCAAGGTGGCGTCGAAGTCCGCCAGCTTCCACAGCGAGCGGTTGTTGCGCTTGGCGGCCTGGATGACCTTGTCGTACTTCAGGTCCTCCAGCGCCTCGTCCGAGACAATCATGCGCTGGCCGTACGTGCGCGCGTTGAAGCGCGTGAGCGGGCCTTCGCTGATGGTGCCGACTGGGATGCTCTCGCCCTCGGGCTTTTCACCCGCGAGGCCCGAGCCCGCAATCTCGTAGTACTCGATGTAGTTGTCGGCCATCGACTTGACCGTGCACCACTTGGTGAAGACAGCCTTGCTGCCCTCGCTCCCGTGCTCGTCCGTGTCGATGTCCTCGAGCGTGTCTTTCAGCGCAAGCGCCGCTGTACTGGTGACAATCTCACTCATGGTTCCTCAGTCGAATAGGGTGATGAAGCCCGAGAGCGTCATTCCAGGTTGGCGCCGAAGATGCCCGCATCGGGCACGACAGCGAGCTGCTGGGCGGTGAACTTGACTTGGAAGGTCAGGTTGGTGGCGGTGAAGTCCATGGCGTCGCCGACCTTGCCGAGGCCCATGATGACCAACTGATGTTGGATGGCGCCGCCTGCGACCGCGTCCGACGCGAGCAAGAGCGGGTTGGCCTTGGGCTGCCCGGTGCCGGTGGTGAGCACGCTGTAGACGATGCGCGCCGTCATGCCGACGAGGCCCATGGCGGCGTTCTTGGTGCCGGCGCCGACGACCGCGCTCGAGTCGATCTCGAAGATGTTCCCATCCACCGGGATGACCGAGACCAACGGCGCATTGTCCCCGCCGATGCCGCCCGAGTACGCCGTGCCGCTCGTGTAGAAGCTGCCGGGGCGCGGGAATCCGCCGACCACCACGCGCGGGAAGCCGCAGATGATGCCGAAGGCGTAATCATCCGAGTCGGCGTTCTCCGCGGCGACGTCCTGGCCCTGCTGGACGAGCGCGATGGTGCCGTCCTCGAGCAGGCGCACGGGGTCGCCGATGTTGAGGTTCACGCTCGTGCCGGCGCCCATGACGGTGACCGGCGCGTAGCCGGTGGCGATGGGAAACGTGAAGACGGACGGGGTGTCGTTGCCGCTGATGGTGCGCTGGAACCGGATGCCGTAGCGATGCGTATTGGCCATGTTGTCGCGAGCCTTATGGGTGAAGGTTCATGGACGAGTTCAGAACTGCCACTTGGTGCGGTCGTCCTGCGGCATGCGCGTGGACGTGATGCCGCGGAACTCGTGGCGCTCCTGCGTGGAGAGCGGGTCGAGTTCGCGATGACGGATGGTGTCCTCGATGTTCGAGGCCTTGTCCCAACCGACCTTATCGAGCGCTGCCTTGCGCTCGAGCGAGCACTCCATCAGGACCATGCCCATCGACTTGATGGCGTCGCCCTGCTGGAACTCCTGGTAGCCGATGGTGGGGTGCGCCTCGTTCGGGTCGAACTGCGCGACCTTGTACCCGAGGTGCTTGTAGTAACCGACGTTGATGGTGGGGTCGTTGACCTCACTCACCCAGACGTAGTGCTTGCTCGGGTCTCCCCCTTCGAGGAAGCCGCGATTCGCGATGCCCTCGACGGGCCGCGGTGGCGGGTCCTCGCGCTTGATGCCGCGCTTGCTCGTGCGCACGGCGACCGTTTCGTCTTCCACGAACGCTCCGTCTGCCCACTTGGTGCAGACGGGCTCATCGTGGGGGATGGCCGCCGGAGAAACTTGGCGCGGTGCCCGAAGGCACCGCACGGGTGAGTATGCCGAAAACTATCAGCCCGTCAAGGCTGATAGCGTGGGCCTATCACGGAGCGCGAGCGGAAGGCTGCTCAGCAGGGGCTGCGCGCTGCCGGTCAAGGCGCACGCGGTGAGCGTGCCCCCGAGGTCAGGCTCGAAGAACGTGACGTGGGATAGCCCGAGCGCCACCGCCTGCGCCGCCAGCTCCTTCAGCTTGGCGGGGCTCGCCGAGAGCACGATCAGGTTGTCGCCCACGTCTTCGCTGCCGAAGACGCCGTACTCGTGCGCCGCATGGCACGCCTGCGCGATCTGCATGCCGGGCGTCAGGTCATCGCGTACCACGATGTAAAGACGCTTCATTTCCCCTCGAAATTGGTCCAGGGGCAGCCGACTTTCGCCGGCCGCCCCCGGGTAGTGGAGCGCGAGACTGGACTTGAACCAGTGACCTCCCAGGTCATTACTCCGGGTGCTCTGAACGCGACTGAGCTACTCGCGCGTGAATCTGTAGCCGACCCGTCGGGTCTCGGCTGAAGCATCGGGGCGCCGAAGCGCTGACTGTCAATGCACGAACCCACTATGGGCTCGCGCTTGGCCAGGTCAAGGTCAGAGCACCTTCTTTGCGCGCAGCTTCTTCCCCGTGGTGTTGGTCCACTTCTTCACGGCCTCCTCCTCGGGTAGGTCACTGTGCGCAGCGATGGCCATGCGGCGAAGCACGGGGTCCATCGCGATGCCTGCCGGGCGCGTTCCTCCTCCGCTGCCGCCCGCCGAGGGCAAGCCGCTCATGCGGGCGCGGTCGCTCGCTGACGGCGCTGGGCGCTTGCCGAGCTTGAACTGCGTCATCGTCTGGTTCAGCACGTCGTCAGCCAGCTCGTTGGTCTGCGCCTCGCCGAGGGCGATGCGCTGGTTCCACGTGGCCTGCGCGTAGCGGAAGGCGTTGGGGTCCCGGTACACCTCGGGATACTTCTGCACCCAGACCTGCTGGGCCTGCTCGGCGCGCGACTGGTGGCGCGTGGCGTCGATGGTGCGCTCGGTGTGGACGCGGGTCTTCTCGGACTCGACCTCGCGCGCAATCTTCTCGTAGTGCTTCTGCCGATCGGCGTTGAACGTGCCGGCGGCGACCTCGGCCTGCGCCGCCTTGTAGGCCTCGCTCTGCTTCTCGTAGATGGCATCGAGGCGGCGCTCGTACGGGTCCTTGCCGTCATCGTTCGCCGGGCGCTGCTGCGGCTGGGCCGCGACGTAGCCGCGTAGGGTGGCCAGCTCGTTCTTCAGGCTGCCGAGTTCGCCCTCCAGGCTCTTGACCTTTTCGCCGTTCTGCTTGCCGGTGCTGAGCAGCGACTGGATGCGCGCTTGGCGCTTCTGCCGGCGGGTGATTCGCTCCTCGGGGCTCGCGTCGGGCGAGTCTTCGTCGAGGTCGTCGACCTTGTCCTTCTCGGTCTCGTCATCGGTGAACGGGACGATGGTCGCGTTGTCCCGGTTGCCTTGCATGTAGTCGCCGCTCATTGCGCTGTCTCCTTCACCACGAATCCGCCACGTAGGTGGATTTCTTCTTCCGGGTCGTCCATTGTCCGTCGACCAGGCGCTCAATCTGGTGGCAGTAGCTGTCTTCGCCGCCGACGTCGGCAACGCGCACGGTGCCCTCGTCGATGCGCTGTTGCAGCGTCTCGTTGCCCGCCAGGTCGCCGTCGCGCATCACCAGCACGTAGATGTCGCCCACGTCGGGGATTTGCTGGCAGCACCGCGCAAATGGGACGTTCTTGTTCGTGAGCACGACGTCGCCCAGCTCGTAGCCGTGGCTCATCAGGCGGTCCATTGCCGTCAGCCCCGCGCTGATGAGTACCGCCCGGTAGCCTTGCTGCACGTCCTTCAGCTTGGTCAGCTGCGGCTTGAACAGCGCCGAGCCCGCGATGTGGCCGTCATCGTCGAACGGGTCGATGGGGTAGACGAGAATGCGGTCCATGCCCGCCAAGGCCCGGAACACGCCGTCGGGGATGCCGAACTTCTGCCGGTGCGCCTCGAGCTGCGGGTGCAGCCGCATCGAGCCCGGCGGGCTCATGGACTCGCGGATGGCCTTCTTGGCTCGCTCGAGCTTCTCTGCCTCGACGTCGACCATGTAGCGCGCGCCGGGGGCCTCCTTCGGCTCGGCGTTGTCGTTCCAGGCGCTCGACTTCTCGGGCTCTTTGAACGGCCAGGCGGTGACCTTCTCGGGGTCGCCGACGGAGATGGGATGGCTGCGGCTCATTTCAAAAACTCCTCGATGAACTGGCCCGCGTCGCGTTCCAGCACCTTCAGCGCATCACGGATGCGGGTGCAGAGCTCGGCTTCGTGGGCGTAGACCTTGATGTGCGCGATGTCGGCCTTGGTCGTCAGCGCCTCGGCGTGCGCGAGCTGCAGGCGCTCCTGCCGCAGACGCAGCAGGTAATCGCTCAGCAGGTCGAGGTCGCGCATGTCAGCAAACCTTGGCTCCACCGATGAGGTGGAACGCATCCTGCTGCGACTGCTGGCCCAGGTACGTTACCGGCGCGGGCTTGTTCAGCGCGTCGAAGACGTAGCCAAGGTGCTGGCGGATGCACTTGATTTGCTCCGGTTGCAGCGGCAACCCGCCGGGGTCGGTGCCCGTCGGGTCCACAATCTCGACGTAGCCCTGCAGCCAGTAGCAGAAGTCGCGTGGGGTCATGCGGCCTTGGGGGGTTGGGGTTGTTGCGCAGGCGGGGGCCCGCCGTTCTGGTTAGCTGGTGGCGGCCCTCCTGGCCCCGCCGGCCCCGGAGCACCGGGGGGCGCCATACCGGGCGGGGGCGCAGGCGGGGACGTCGGGGCGCCGTACACGGGCGGCGGTGGGGGCGCAGCGCCGAGGGTGGCGATCAGGTCGTAGCGGTTGCGCGCCTCCAGGCTCTTCTGCACGGTCATGTGCTTGAAGGCGTAGTTCTGCTGCAGCTCCTGCACGGCGTTCGGCAGTTGCACGAGCGCGTCGGCCTCGCTGATGCGCTGGGCCGTGGACGTGAACTTCAGGTCGGCGCTAATCTCGATGTCGTAGGGGCGATCGTACAGCTCGCGCCCCACGCTCATCGTTTGCTGGCCCATGGGGCCGAGCGCCGGGTCGTGGTTGTTCACGCTGAAGAACTCGGCGTCGTCGAGGTAGATGGCGTTGATGACGCCGTTGTTGATGAGCACCTGGGTGAGAAAATCGGCGTATTTGCCCGTCGGCACGCTCAGCATCTTGGTGGCCTGCTCGATGCGTGCGCTGATGCCTTGGGCCGTCTCCCCGCTCTTGCCGCTCTCGCCCGAGAGCACCTCGGGGGTATTGGTGACGGTGTTGCCGAAACCTACCAACATCTCGACGAGCTTCAGCAGCTGCTCGGCGGGCTCGCCGAACTCGAGCGGAATCATGTCCTTGGCCAGATCCATGGCGCCCTCGACCGTGTGAATCTTGCCCGGCTCGAGCACGAGCGTGGCGCCGCCGGGGAAGCGCACGTCGCCCTTCTTCAGCCAGTTTTTGCAGTTGTGCAGCATCGCCTGGTCGTTGAACGCCGAGAGCGCGATGTTGGCCGCCTTGTTCTGCGCCGCGTGAATGCTGCCAGTGCCGAGGCCGAGCACACCCTGCAGCGGCTCGATGTTGACGCCGTGGGCGAACATCTGGATGGGCACGGAGTCTGGTTGACGCGGGCGAGCGTTGGGGTCGCCGTGCATCCATTCGGGCATGGGCGGCTCGGGAGGCGGCGGCATCTCTTCGATGGAACGCGCCATGATGACGGCCTCCGCGGGAGCGTCGCTCTGCGGGTCGGCCTCGTGAGCGAAGGCGAGCGCGGCGCGGCGCGTCTCCTCCATCTCTTGCTGGTACGCCTGAATTTCCTGCATGCCCTGCTGGTACTTCTCCAGCTGCTGCATCTCGAACTCGAAGCGCCGCTTGTCGTACGGGTCGGTGCGCTCGTGGATGTTGAGCGCGAGCACGGTCTGCGTTTGGTAGTCGACGATGACTTTGCAGTAGCGGTCGCGCGGCTCTTCGGGCTCCTCGCCTTCGGGCGGCTCGGGCGGGGTGGTGGACGGCGGCAGGTTCAGCCAGCCCTCGTACTGGATGATGCGGTACTGGCCCTTCTCGTAGACCGTGCTGTCGACGCCCTGATTCTTGTCAACGGCCTCGCGCAGCTCGCTGTTGATGCTCGTTTCGTCCCACGCGGGCGGCAGACTCTTGAGCGTCGTGCCGACGTCTTCCCACACGTGCTTCATCTTCCGCAGCTCGTGCGGGTCCATGAAGATGACCTTGGCGACCCAGGACACATCCGAGTAGTCCGGCATCGTCGAGACGTGCGCGTTGGCGCAGACGAACTCATTGGCCGTCAGCATCTCGTGGCGGTTGTATTTGCGCTGCGGGTCCCAGTAGCTGTGGCAGGTGACATCCCCGAACAGGTTGTAGGCGAGCAGCCCGCGGTAGCCCAGCTCGCGCTTGAAGTCCTTGATGCGCTTGCGAATCTGCCAGTTGCCGTGGAGCGAGAGCAATTTCGCGGTGTGCTCGTCATCGGGCCCGATCGGGTTGACGCCGAAGACGTTGGTCCAGTTGCCGAACAGCTCGTAGGCCTGGCGGTAGCCCATGCGGATGGTGTTCTCCATCAGGATGGGAACGTGCGCGTTGGCCATGTGCTGGAACGGCGGCGGCTTCGGGTCGAGCGTACCGGCGAACAGCTTCCACATGTCGCCCATGTTCTTGCGGAAGGCGTCGGTCGCATCCCATGCGGCGTCAAAGTCGGTGATGACCTTGCGCCCCAAGCGCTTGAGCGCCTCGCGCCCCTCGGGGTGCAGCTTGAAGGCAGGGACGAGGTTGACCTCGTCCTCGTTGTACTCGAAGGGCTCTTCTGACGGCGTGTCCTGCCCGAGCATGAAAACATCATCGTCATCGACCTGCACGTCGTTGTCGGGGCGGTCGGTGTGCTCGGTGTCGTCAGTTGCCATCGGGTGCCTTGGGGTGGATCGTCTTGATGGTCATGGTCTGCGGCGGACCCATCTCGATGGTGCCGTAATTGCGAACCACCGCGCAGCAGCGCTCGCACGTGGGGATAGGCGCAACCACGCTCCACCAGAGCCGGGGCACGATCACGCGGCCCGCGCACAGCGAGCAGGTGCCCAGAACTTGTACGTCCATGAATCCCTCCACTGCTGGATAGTCAGCTGCCATAGCCAAAACCGCTGGCCTTCGGGAGCGCGGGCTCATCGTTGTCGTTGTCGGGGCGGTCGAACTCGTGCAGGTCCATCACGATGCTGCCGCGACCGCGGGACGCGCGCGCTGCGGCGTAGGCCTGCATGTCGAACCAGTGTTTGAGCGGGCTGCTCTTGTCGGGGACCGTGTTGTCGTTGTCGTCGATGCCGATGCCGGCAAACATCTCTGCGCTCTTCTTGCAACCCTCGAACAGCATCAGCCCCGGGGGCTTGTGCTTGTCGTAGTCGCGCAAGCGCTCGCTGACGCGCTCGGCGTTGCGCGCAATGCTCGCTTTGTCGGCGGGCTGCCAGTAGATGCCCTCGGCGGCGAACACGGACGCCTTGCTCTTGCCCGAATCACCGCGTTCTTCCCAGAGCTGCGTATCGGCGACGCCAGTGAGGCGGCTCTTCTTCTGTTTGGCATCCCAGAAGCCGAAACGCTGCTCAATCTCGACCACGCGACGGGCGACGTCGACATCGCGCATCAGGCGGAAGTTGAACTCGAAAAAGCAGTACAGATTGCCGTCGGGGTCCATGGCGAACCAGCCGATGGTGCCGAACGCCTTGTAGCCCCAGTCCATCGAGCGGAACTTGGGCCAATCGCGCGGAATCTTGAACGGAGCGATGACGTGGACGTTCGGGTTGTAGTCGTCCTCGAAATAGCCGCCTTCGACGCTGTCCCAGTCGCCGTAGAGGTAGCGCGCGCGCATATGCGCGGGCTTGCTCAGAAGCTTCACCTTGTACTGCTGGACGAAGGCCTTATCCGGGTTGTCGTCGAGCTTCGCCGGCAAGAACAGCCGCGTCTTGTAGTAAATCTCGTTCGTCTCGGGGTCGACGACCTTGCGGCGCAGGATGACGTTGCCCTTGCGCTCCGGGACCACGAACGCCTCCTTCAGCCAGCCCGGGGTGGGGTTGGACATGAGCCGGGACGCCAGAAGGAAGCGCAGCACCGGGTCAGCGGAGCGAACGCGAGCGTCCAGCTCTTCGTACTGCTCCTCGAGGAATTGCCCGGCTTCGTCGAGCCCGAGATGGGTGTACTGCTTGCTGAGGTAGTTGACGTGGTCTTTGGGCTCTCGGCAGTGCCCGAAGGTGTACTTGAAGCCGCTGCCGAACGTGTAGCGGTGCAGCTCCTTGTTGTAGATGACGCCTGGGTCGAACTGCCGGAACATGCGTTCGGCGCGATCGATGGTCTCCTGCAACATCGGCATCGTGCGGCGCATGTGCAGCGCGTGGCCCTCGCTCTCGCCGGGGCGGATGCGGTTGTTGCGGCACAGCTCGGCGAGCCACCCCGGCAGCTGGTCGATGAGCTGCCCCGTCGCGCGCGCATGCTCGACCACGGCCTGCTTGACGATGGGGTCCCAGAGGAGCGTGAGGCTCTTGCCGGGGCCAGCGCTACCGCCGCCGAGGACTTCATCCGCGGTCGTCTCGTGGAACTTCGTGCTCCACGGGCTCGGGGAATAGAACGCTCGGTCGATAGGGCACCGCCTCTCTCGCGATAAGGGCGCCAGTACCTACCGATTTTCTAATAGTCCAGCACTATCAGCGGACTCCTGCTGATAGGAACAGACGATTATGCCGGGCACGGGGGCTCTGGCACCCTGCCGGCATGGCGGAGAAGGTGATGGGGCACCCGGGGCGTTACGATGACAAAGCGTTGCAGTTGCTCGCGGAAACGAGCGCGGACGCGGTCGTTCTCTTCGTGTTGGGAGGGGACAAGGGCAGCGGCTTTTCGTGCACCGTGACGCCGCACGCTGCCGCCAAACTGCACCGCGTGCTGCCGGCGATGCTCCGCGACATCGCGACCGTCATCGAGAATGAGCCGCCCAATGGCGTGCGCGTGACGACCCGCGACTAGCCCGCCGGGCGAGTCTTCCGGCGGTTCAGGTAATCGCTGATCGTCCGGACGAGCCCGGGGTCATACGGCTCGTAGGTGAGCGGAATGGTTTCCCAATACTTGTGCGGCTCGTTCTTCTCGTACGCCCGCAGCGCGCGGTCCGCCGTTGCCGCAACCAGGAAGACCTCGGAGGGGCGCAGCGGGCCCGGGTCCAGCTCGTCCACGACCCAGTTCTCACTCTTGGCGGCCATGCGCTCTTCGCCGCGGTCCAGGTACACGATGCGCAGCTCGGGACCGTCCTGGGCGACGGTCCCCTGCATCCCGTCGTCCAGGCGCACCATGCGCTGGCCGAAGACGAGTCTCATTCGGTGACCTTTCTGCCGTCAAAACCGCAGTAGTGACAGCTGCCGTCTTCGTTGCGCTCCTCGCCCTGGGTGCAGAGGTAGTCGAACTCCATGCAGAAGTGCCAACCGTTCTGCATCTCCTCGAGGGTGAGCGTGGCGTCGCCGTTCTTCTCCAGCTCCAGCCAGCGCTTGGTCGTCATCCCCCCCTCCATCATGAGCGGGTCCCGATCGGGCTTAGAAGGGGATGTCATCGTCCGCCAGGGGGCGCGCGGCGACGGGAGCGTTGCGGTTGACGCGAAAATCGGGCTTCGGGGGCGCGGGGTTGGCCACGTCCGCCGCCGCGTGGATGAACGCCTCGCCGAGCGCCTGCAATTCGTGCGCTTTTAGGTGAAACGCCTTCCAGCACTTGCCGTTGTCGCCCGGGGTCTGCGTGCACCAGCGCCAGGCCCCGTCCGGGGTCTGCCAATACATCCGCAGCGCGAAGGTGGGCTTGTTTTTGTACTCTCCGCGCTCGAAGCGCAGCTCTTCCTTCTTGTCTCCGAAGGAACGGTCGAATTTGGCGATCAGGGTCGGTTCTTCAAAGGGCATTAGACCTCGAGGTCCCGCACTTCGTACACGACCGGGCCAGGATGCTCGGCAGTGGTCGGAGCGGGGAGAGCGATGCGTACGTTGAGGTTGTTTTGGGTGACTTTCAGGCGGTAGGCTCGGCCGCGGACGCTGCCGATGTAGACTTGGGCGGCCAGCTTGGCTCCGGCAGGGGCGAGGTTAGCGGGAAGCCATCCGGCACGGGCAATAGCCAGCCGTTGCTGCGCTGCTTCGAGGCCAAACTCGGCAACCCACGCTTCGGGTGGCTCTTGCTGCTGCGGAGTGACCTCGGCGAACGCGCAGTAGGCGTTGACGACGCCCGCAGCGCGCTCGGTGACCTCGTGTTCGAGTTCTTCGAGGCGCGCGAGCCGCATCTCCTTCTGCTTCTCGTCACGGACCTCGCGTTGCAGGTAGAATCCTTCAGCTGCCATGGGCAACCGAAAGATAACACTCCGGCCGGCCGCAGACGAGCGGCTTGTCGTCCCGGAGTCCAGTGGTCGCACCACCGAGCGCGTCTTCATCGTCGAACTCGCGCAGTATTTGCACCATCGGGTCGGCGTCGTGCGCCGGTTCGCGAGGCGCCACGGGCTGCTCCGCTCTCAGCGCCTGGCCAATCGGCGCCTGGTCGACTGGGTGAGCCCGTACGGCGCGCAACGCATCATCGCGTACGTACGCGCCATCCAAGGGTGCGCTTACCTACAGGGGCACCAATTCCACGAGCTGCGGGAGCGCTGGGCAGCGGACAACAAGAGGCTTGCAATCTCACGGGCCGAAGCAGACGATGAGCGCCAGCGTAGCGCCTGCGCGACATCAGTCGCCGAAACCGCGGTGGTGTCCCCCGTTACGTAGTGCGCAGATGCTGACGTGTGGGGGAGGTAACCGTGCGGGTTCATCGGGGTCGGGTGTTCGTGCTGGGTCGGTTTGACTGGTATGGGGAGTACCGCGCGCCAGGGCAACGGCGTCATCTGAAGAAGCAACGGCGCCGAGCGGAGCGGCGTTGGGGGAAAAAGATGGGCCGAGACGAGCGGAGCTGGTAGAGGGGAATCGCCTGCGCGTCGGGGTGGACAATGTTTGCGGCTGGCTCGGCGCGTGGGCACCAACTACGGGGAGGGGCGTATGGCCGTCTGCACACCGCACAGCTACGCCGGGCCCAAAGAGTGCCCGTATTGCCGCATCGCGGAGATGGGGGTGGAGATGCAGCGCGAGAGGGACGCTCACGCGCGCACCCAGCACTGGCTCGATGAGTTTCAGGGCTCCACAGCTGCGGGCACCGTCGAGGCGATGCGCCTACGTGCCCGCATCGCGGAGCTGGAGGCGGCGCTAGCCGCATGTGGTCTCGGCATCGCCCGAGCCGTGGCGGAGTTGGAGCAGCACGTGCTGCCGCTGTGCAGTGAAGAGGGCGAGATCGAGCACGCGGTCAAGCGCGCCCTGGAGGCGTTGCGATGAGCTACTGCGAAGGCTGCATGAACGCGGGCGACGTCATCGCCCAGCAGGAAGAGACCATCGGTGAGCTGGAGACCGAAATCCAACAGCTCAAGGCGGAGCTGCGCAAGTACCAGCCGAGCGACGGCATGATGTACAAGCTGCTCGGGCTGAACGATGCGATTCGGGAGGCGGCGCGGTTGCTCTACGATTCGGGCAGGGTCCAGCGCGATATGCCCGAGCACTTGGACGCGGTGGACGAGTGGCTGAAGCACCCGACGGTAGACCGAGCGGTAAAGTCGGCGATGGCGCAGGCCAAGGTGAAGCCGTGAGCTGCTTTTTCTGCGAAGACACCGGGTTCATCCCGTACTGCGATGTGGGGTCTGGAGACCAGATGCCGTGCGACAACTGCATGGTGTGCTGCGGCTGCGGTAAGCGGTTCCGGCACGCGAAGCTGTGCAACCTCGGCGGCGGGGGTCCCTTCTGCTTGCCTTGCGCCGAGCGCATCGAGGCGGAGATGGGCGGGCTGTGAAATCTCGCGAAAAGCGACGCAGGCGGCAGCTGCGCAAGCTCCACAAGGCCGAACGGCGGCGGGCATCCGTGGATTTGCACAATTTGTGGGAGCGGATGCGGCAATCGCTGGTGGATTGGAGCCAAAAGGCCGAAGCGGGGCGGAGTTTGTGAAAATTCAGGGCTGAGGGGTCAGGTGGGGCTGCGCGGTGGTGACTTCAGGCAGTCAGGGCAGGTGATGCGGGCCTCGTAAAAGGTGTAGAGGCGCCCGCCGTCTGCGAGATGCACCTGCTCCGGTAGCGGCGGCTGCTTCCACGAGGGCGTGTCCCAGAGCCCGTCGCAGCGGAACAGCAGGTCGGGCTGCGAGGACCAGTCGACCATGTGGATGGGTAGCGGCATGCGGCGGGGGTGTAGGCCGAAACGGGGGTTTTGAGCCAGAATTTGCAGCTAGGTCGGCTGAGGTGGGGCGGCCGCGTCCCCCGATCCGCGCCCGGGGGGGTGCCCGGGTGCGCGCGCGTGGACAGCAGTGGGTGTCCGAAAGCCAGTGGCCGGCCGTACAGTAGCGCGACCGGCTGTCCGACACCTATGCGCGCCAGCCGTTCAGGGCGGCGGCTGTGCAGTGGGGACGGCTCGCAGCGGCCGCATGCTGCCTGGTGCGCACACTCACTGAACACGTGGGAGGCGTGTGCCGTTTCGGCGAGCTAAGTGCAGGCTCATGCTGGATGGGTCTGGACAACCGGGTGTCGGACGCCCATTGTTGTGGCTCGGGGTTGGTGGCTCGGCGGAACGAGCGGCCCCGAAATCCCCCGGCTCCCCGAGAGCCCGAACGACACTCCCCAAAAGGACGGAAACCATGAATACCACCGAAACCCGCACAGTCGGCCGAAAGGCCTGTCTCCAGTTCACCGCTCCCGTTATCCTCGGCCGTTTCCGCTGGCTCGCAGCTCGAGCCACCGCAGCGCAAGGCACCGACCGCGCAATTCTGGACGCGCAAGCCACGCTAGCCAGTCGCTACGCCGTTAGGGCATGCCGCTTCACTCCCTGCCCGATCGTCCGTCTGACGGCCGCTGGCACGCTGCGAAACGGCGTCAAGCTCTGGATGCAGGCCCCGATCGGCTGGTCTAGCGCCGGCTGACACGACCCGCCGGGCTCCGCGCAAGCTACGGCTAGCGCGGAGCACGGTGGACCGCATCGGCCACCACTACACGGCTCGAGAGAGCCCGGAAACGAGACCCGAAATGGCACATGAGTTTGAGAGCGGATTGTTTGTCACTGAGCCGGCCTGGCACGGCTTAGGCGTAGTTCTGCCGAACGCGCCGAGCGTGGATGAAGCCATCACGATGGCTGGCCTGGACTGGCAAGTGCGACCGGTCCCTATGTATCTCGCAAGCGGAACGCCAGTCGAGGGTCATCGCGCCATGATGCGCGATAGCGACGGCGCTCAACTGGGCGTGGTTGGTTCGGACTTCACACCCGTTCAAAACAGCGAAGCCTTCAACTGGATTCGGCCGATCATCGAAAGCGGGGACGCGACGATCGAAGCGGCTGGCGCGTTGCGCGGTGGTCGGCGGGTCTGGATCCTGGCTAAGGTCAAAGACGGGACGGTGGACGTGCTCCGAAACGACCCGATCCAGTCCTACGTGCTCTTTGCGCACGGCCACGATGGCAGCCTAGCCGTTCGAGCCGGCTTCACCACTACTCGTGTCGTGTGTCAGAACACGCTCTCCGCGGCTGTCAACGATGGGAAACAGCTGCTCAAGTTCAAACACACGGCGGGTGTCCACGACGCGCTAGCCAAGGCTCGGGACGCTTTCGATATGCAGCGCGCCAAGCTGCGATCGGACGCGGAAGTGTATCGAATGCTGGCTAGCAAGAGGCTGTCAGACGCGAATCTGACGCGCTATATCCGCGAAACGTTCCAAGCGGGAGCCGGTAACGACACGACGATCAAGGTTCGCAATGTGGACACGGTCGTCCGCTTGGCACACGAGGGACGCGGTGCAACACCTGGCACCCTGTGGGGTGGCTTCAACGCTATCACTGAGTATGCGACGCATGAACGCGGTCGCACGGCTGACAGCCGGGTCAACTCCAATTGGTTCGGGTCGGGTGGCGACCTAGTGCAGCGCGCACTCGCAACGGCCGTTGCATACGCTGACAAGCTCCCGAGTGCCGATGTCGGTCGGGAGTGCTTCGCCAACCATGCAAGCGCCCGGCTCGAGATGGGAGCCCTGCTTAGCAAGCGCTCAGCAGTGCTAGACCAGAACCCCTAGGGTCGGCCGTCTGAGGGGACGCTAGCAACGGCTAGCGTCCCCGATTGACGGCCGACACACGGCCCTAACACGGCTCGCAAAGAGCCCGGAAACGAGAGAACAGTCATGCGTGATGCAACGTATAGAGTCATTCGATACAACCTGCCAGAGTCTAACATCGCACGGGCTGAGGTGCGCTACACGGCGCTTGCGTGGAACTACGCGCAAGCGGTGCTGCTAGGCACCAGAGACTATGCAAGCTATGGCGAAGCACGGGCTGCACTGGACGGCATGTGCGCCGTGTCTGACGTGCGCTTGCGTTACTTCGATGGCGAGTATGATTGCCTCGCTCCCGATGGCGATCTAGTCGCAACGGCGTTCAAGGTTCGTGAGACGTGCGACGAGGTGGGCACATGAGCCGGCTAGCGCGTAGCGTGCTGGCGATTGCCGAGTGCGCATACGAACGGAACGACCCGAAGGGGGCACACTTCGGTTGTCCGAAGGAGCGGCGCAAAGTTCAGCTGCTCGCCAAGCGTGGCTTGATGGTAATTACGACTAAGGGGCGTGGCGAGCTATACGCTCGGGTCACCAATACCGGTCTGACCTGTCTCGATAAGCTGCGGGGTGCCCAATGAGCGCACTCACCTACCTCGATTCGAGTCGAGTCACTGCTACCCGCTACACTTGCGTGCCTACTAGTGGCACGACCCGCACGGGCTACGGCCGCAAGCTAGCCTCGCCTTGGATGCTCCAGCTGGACGGTAGGCGCTGGCATCGTGTGTATGTGATGCAGTGGAGCAATGCAGGCACGGCCTACATACTCATTGCACGCAAGCAACACTTGCTAGGCGCATACGACCCACGCGACGCGCATGACGCGCAACGCGCTAGCGCTATTCGTAGCTTAGAAGAGCAGGACGCTAAGTTAGTCGTGTCTCTCGCTAAGGCCGCACGGATACCAGATGTGATCTGGCATGCTGAACTTCGGGCGACGCAATTGGACGTGCGCAAACGTCTCGCCAAGCTGAAGGGCTGACTCGTTCGCTCGGCCCCGCTAGCAACGGCTAGCGGGGCCTGGCGAGCATGCAAGCTCGAGAGAGGCTGGAGAGATGACCGCAAACATCGTTTCCTTGCCCGTCCACTACGGGCCGGCAGTACCACCTAAGGTCAAGCGCCGAGTGCGCTACAAGCGCCAGCCGCTGGCGACGATCGCCATGATGGCAGACCATCCGCAAGGCATGACACCTCGTGAGCGCGCTAGCGCTATCTACCATCGGGCCATCGAGGTGGACGACGCTAATCCAAGCTACGGCGAAGCAATGTACCGCGAAGCGCTCGACATCGACCCCACCTACACGATCGCACGTACCAACCTAGGCAATTGCCTGTTTAACTTGGGGCGTCACTCTGAGGCGCGCGCCGAGTATGAGAAAGCGGTGCAGTGCGACCCGCATCAGCCTGAGGCGCTATACAACCTAGGTTACATGATGCTGAACGCTGGCAACGCTTTCGGGGCCGTGTCACTCATCAAGCGCGCACTCGTGGCCGACCCGTACTTTGCTGACGCTTGGTACAACCTAGGCGAAGCGCTAGGCCAGTCTCTCGGCTATGACACACTCCCGGTCCGGCATGCGTTCGGCAAGTATCTCGCTCTCACTGCTGGCGCTACTGGCGCGCTAGAGCTGCAATGGCGTGGCCTAGCTCAGGAAAGGATCGCACGATGACACTCCTACTCATCCTCGTTCTGTGCGTGTTCGGCTTCATTGCGCTCTGCTTCGCTGGCGCTGCCATCGTGGCCGTGTTTCATCACATACCCGAGATTTTGAGCTTGCTCTTCCTCTGGTGGCTCTTGCATTTCGTGGGGTGCCTATGACCTACGCAACTAGAGCCGCTGCGGTCCTGAGTCTCATCGAGTTCTCACCCGCAATGCGGCGACTCCACAGGGTGATACGTGTTTGGGTACCGCGCGAGCCGCACGGCTGCTATCGCTACATGGTTCAGTTCCGGCCGAAGGCGCAAGGCTGAGCCTCCACCGGATGCCGCATCATGGGATGAGGCATCTAGTGGGCACTGAGCCCGGAAAGAGAGAGAGAAAATGTCTGCATTCATGTGTTCCGATCGTCATCTGACAGCGCTGGCCGCGTACGCCGTACGCCACGGTTTGTCTGGAGTCGTGCTCTCCATGGGAGACCAGCTGAACGCCGCTAGTCGTGGCCTGGACGCTGCACTAGTGGACGAAGTGTATCGCGTGCTCGCCACCACCAACCGTGACAGCCTGGACGCTCGCTACCCGAACGACCCAGGTGAAGCGCTAGGCAAGGTCTGCACCAAGACTCTGACCGAGCAAATACCGCCGCTGCATATCATCAAGGCGTGCCACTGCTACGCTTACCAGTCATGCGAGCACACGGGGTGGAAGGGCAGCCGCGCCGAGTCGATCGTCGGGCGCATCGAGTCGCACGCCGTGCACGCTCTGCCAGGCTACAAGGATGCGCCATGGGGTCTGTAATGACATTCACTCACGCCGAGCTAGTGCAGATTTGGACGGCGCTTCAGCAGTACGCGGACAACCACGACCCGCCGGAAGCCGGCGAGCCTGACACGGTCCCCGCGGACGCTCGGACGGCGCTAGCCAAGCTCGACACCTACATGGCAGCGCCCGCGTGCTGCACCTACCATCGCACCGGCGGGCCCGATAAGCTCCGGTGCGGCCCCGACGCCTACCACGGGCATTGAAGCCCCAGAAACGGAAGAGAAATGAAAGCGCTGTTTACACTCATCCTGCTCGGCCTTGCCTACTGCATCGGCCTGGACCGCGTCATGTTGGCGCTCGACACGGCCGACCTTGCCCTACAGAACGCCTACCAGAAGGCAGCGGCCGACTCGCAACGGCGCTGCGTCACCCGCACGCAGCTCCCGAAGAGCACCACCCGGAAGGCTGACCCCGATGGCTGCTGAGATTGACCTCACCCGTGCGGGTATCGAAGCCCTGCGGGTGAACGCCGGGATGGCTGGCGACCATGAGATGGTGCGCGACTGTGACCGGGCGCTGGCCGGCTCGGCCGCTGCCCGTAAACGCATCCGGGCCGCCCTCGAGGACGCCAAGGCACAGGAGGACGCGCCCGATGGCGACTAAGCGCCCACGCTCGCCCTTTCGCCCGAAGGCCCCGCCGCGCCCCATAACGCCCCGCCAGAGCGCCATCCTGGACGCCGTGCGGGCGCTCACCCGGGAGACCGGGCAAGCCCCGTCTGCGGCCGACGTAGGGGCACGGCTGGGCATCAGCAAGCAGAGCGCCCTGAGACAGCTCCGGGCTATCGAGGTCAAGGGCTTAGTCTCAGACCTGCCCAAGCTGGTCTCATCCGGGCAATGGCAGGTTACTGGCGACGAGTAAGGAGCGGCTCTACCAGCTCGACAAACGCCTGCATGCCCTGCCGTTCGCGGTCATGCGCCCAGCCTTGGAGCGCATGACACGCGACGGCGACGGCGTAGCAGGCCGGGAACAGCACGGGCAGGGGCACATTGACCCAGGACAGCGGGGCCGGCGCTGCGCACGCCGCTAGCCGTGCCCACCGGGCGACGCGCACGGTCCGCCGTAGGAGCGTGACCCGCTCATGCAGCGCCAGAGCCCGGCAATGGATGCAGTCGCACCCGCTCATTTGCGCGGCTTGGCCTTCACGGGCTTGCGTGGGGGCGAAGCCGGGATAGGCGGCGGAGTGACGCGCCAGACGCACACCATCGCAAGCTCGCCGCGCACTGAGACCACTTCCGTATGCATCGGATAGCCGTCGCACCCTTCGGGCGCCTCAATGAGCAGGTCTTCGGTGACGTCATACGAGCGGACGTGGAATTTCATCATCAGTTCATCCCCTCGTTCGTGAAGCAGTCAATATCCGTGTACCCCTTGAGCTGAAGCTCCATGCGCGCAGGCCAGGCCAAGAGATACACCCGGTCCTGGCGCTCTCGCCCGCGGTAGACCCAGTGCCACCACTTGCGTGGGCCCGATTGCACGACGCCCACCTCGCGCACGTCCTGGGCGTGGACTCGCTGGACCATGCGGCGCAGGCCGTCGCGAGCGGCGTCGATCGCCTGCTCGGGGCTGCCCCCGTCCAGCCGCACCATCAGCGCCCGCTCAATCAGCCCCTTCACGTGGTGGGCTGCCCAGTTCATGATTTCCCGATCGCTCTCGGTGCCGGTCATGTGCGCCGGTCCTCCACCGGTGGCATCGGGCCCGCCGGGTAGCTGTCGTGGATCGTCTGCATGATGCTCTCGTCCGTCTCTCCCGCGTACACGCAGAAGTGCGGCACCTTAGTCGTGCCCTGGACGTGCGACGGGATGCACTCCCGCCCGCCGGCTAGCAGCCGTTCGAGCGTGTAGCGCGGAATCCCGATGAAGATGCAGCCGTTGTTGTCAACGCCCACGACCACCGAAGGCCTCCCATTGTTCCGAGCTGAAGCCGAACCGGTCCTGCTCGAGATAGATGCGCTTCCACATCGCAGGCAAGTCTTGCAAGCAGAACTGTTTGGCCTGCGCCACGTGCCACCACCACCAGCGCTCGCGGCTGACATTGCGTGGGCCACGCGCAGCCATCTCGTACGCTAGCGCGGTGACGCTGGCGGCCACATACGGCACGGGCTTGTAGCTCTCGAGCCAGAGCCCGCTGAGCGTTCCCGTGAGGTAGTCCGCGACGTACCCGGGCAGGTGTTGGCGCTGGTAGGCCTGCATCGCAGGCGACACGTCGCTCGCGTGCGCACAGTCGAAGCCCAGCCACCAAACGAGGTCTGTCTCCCCCGCCTTGGGCGCGTGGCAGATGTGGCCGCTACAGTAGCCGGCAAACGTGAGCCCACCGTGCGCGTGGTCGGTGGGTACGCTGTCGTAGTGGCGCGCGTAGTCACGGTGCGTAGGCGGTAGCCCCACGTACCCGCAGAGCGCGCCCGTGTAGCCGCGCACGATGAGACACGGCAGCCCGAGCGTACGCCACTCGATGCGATCGGGCTCTTCCGTCCAGGGACCGTCTCCCCATTCGGTGCGCGGCACCATGAAGCGCTCCCGCTCCATGGTCACTCCCGCACCGGTGGCGTGCGCTCGCCTACCATCTCGAACGGCTCCCCGTGCTGAAGGCTCCCCGCCTGCTTCTCGATGACCGTGGCCAGGTCGCGCAGGTCACGGGCAAGACGGAACATGTCCATCTCGGGCTTGCCTGCCATGCCGATCGCAGCCGGGTCGGCGCCGTCCATCCACGGCGCGTCGAAGATGCCCACCAGGACCGCTCCCGCTCCCGTGCTCTGCTGAATGTACATCGCTGTTTGGTAGATGCGGCTATCCCACAGCTCCCGAAGCTCTTCGTTGTTTGTCATTGCCTTCCCTCTCTTTCGTGGAGCCGGCGGGACTCGAACCCGCGTCCCCCCGGCTTAGGTTCACCGGGCATCCTTCCCCTAGACGACGGCCCCTGTGGACGCGACGGGACTCGAACCCGTATCTCCCCTGGAGATAAAGCCTGTGGTTGTCCTTCCCTTGAACGACGCGCCCGTGGACGCGGCGGGACTCGAACCCGCCTCTGACCAGTCGATTAACTCCGGCCTATCCTTCCCCTAGACGACGCGCCCTAGGCTCAGTCGTTCAAGCGGCGGCGCAGCTCGTTGCGCACCTCCACCTTCACGAGCGCCCGGATGTACTCCTCGAGTCCCGTGAGCTGCACCGTGGGCAGCGCCGGCAGAGTGTCAGCGCCGACGCTCACGGGCCCGCTCGGGGGACCATTCGATGACGGCGGGCTAAACATCGTCTGCTGTGGCTTGTTGTAGCCGGCTTGCCTCCCGCGTTTCTTCGGGAGCGGGTGACTAAGCCAGTAGGAGACCGCGGCTTGGCTCACGCCAAAATGCCGAGCGACACGCGCTTGGGCTCCGGGTTGCCCGTCTTCTTTGACCATCTGCACGGCTCGCTCGCGCGTCTCTATGCTCGCCGGCTCGCGCTGCTGCTTCTTGGCCATTTCAACGACCTCCAATGCTGGCGGAGGTGGCGGCAACGGCCCGGGCTCGGGCGGCGGAGGCAGCAGCTCGGAGCTGCTGGGCTCTCCAACGGTGACGACCCTCCGGCGCGGTAGCATCACCAGCGTTTGCGAGGGCGGTGGTGGTGGGGGCGGCGGCGTAGGCTTGGGCCTCGGCGGCATGATCGTGGTTTGAATGACCCGCTCCTCGGGTTGTTCGATGAAGCCGCGATCGGGGCCCAATTGGGATTCGGCGAGTAGCGAGGAGGGCGGCAAGGGAGCACCGCCCTTCGGTGGCCGGCGCGGAATGTCTTCCGCTCGCAATTGGAAGCGCCAGTCGTTTGCGGCCACGGCATCTCCTATCTTGGCGAAGGGCTTGGTTTGTTGCATCGGTCCTCATGAGGGTTGCGGTTCCTGTGTTGGGGCAGCGGCCTTGGCGGCGTCTTCGGCTGCGTCTTCTTTGTCCTCATTCAGAGGACTGCATGAGCATTCGAGGTAGTGTTTGATGTCGCGAATGGCGATTTCGAGCGACGCTTGAGCCATGCTGATCGCGGACGAGGCCATGCCCAGCTCAAAGGTGACACGCCCCGAGCCGCGCGCACCGGTCTTGGCCAACAACTTCACCCCCGCGGGCAGCCCGTCGAGGATGGCGTCGGTGCGCTCGAGACCTTCGAGGATGAACTGCGCACTCAGCGCCGCCAGATCGCCGGTCTCCATCAGCCCCCCGAGCGCTCCGCCGAGCTTGCTCATCACGGCCTCCTTCACCTTTTCCGGCACGTCCTTCAGCTCGCTCATCAGATGGTCCCGCAGCTTGGTGCGGGCCTCCTCGGTGAGCTTGCCGCTGGACAGGATGTCGTTCTTGCTGATGTCGATGGTCGATACTTTCATGGTTTCTCTCTCTCTTCTGGGAGCTGAGAATCCGCCCCGCCCCCTTCAATAGCGAGGCGTGCCAGGCACCCCTCGACCACTTCCTCCGCTAACTGCCTAATCATGAGGTGGGCAAAATGTCCACTAATCTCCCCTGCGCGCACACTGGTGACGATGAGGTCAAGGGTCTGATCCACCCATGCCTCCTCGCCGTCCGTGAGCACAAACAGGTCGAGCGGAGCGAGCGCTCCACGCGACCACTCCGCTGCCGTCGCCCGTGCGCTTGCCATAGCGTGTCCCCTTCGCTCCCCACCCCTTGCCTCCACCCTTGCTACCGGGTCACTGGCGACCCGGCACGAGCGTACCTTTCCGGCACAGCGCGCTCGATGTCAAGCAGGTATCGACGCCGTGTGGTCGCCGACCAACGGCGACTATGCGGGCGGTAGCTTCTTGCTCGGGAGCAGCACCATGACCTTCATGGTGATGGGTCGCGCCTTGAGATAGCCCTTTTCCGTGAGCTTTTTGATGATGCGTTGCGCCGCGTGTACGTAGAGGCCTAGGTAGGTAGCCAGCTGGCGATGGCTCGGCGGCGAGCCAAACTCCTCCACGTGTTTTTTGTACGCGGCCAGGCCTTGCAGCTCGCGCGTGGTCAGTTCCAGGTTGGCGTTCTTGGGTGCTGGCATATGCACAAAAGGTTAGACCACCGGAGGGCGATGTACAATACTCGTGGTCACCGACCCGCCTAGTGCGCTGCGCCATGAGTCGCCGACCACAACCCCCGTGTCTATGGGCCCCCTACCTACATCCCAGCAAAATGCAAGCGCGTGTTGCTTCAGTAGTGACAACCCGGTTTCCGGTCTGCACACTGTGTCGTTCTTGACCCGGGTGTGTCGCTGATGACCCACCCGTGGCAACAGCCAAAGGATGGGCAACCCGATGTATACCTACATGGATGGGACAGGCGGAGCATGACCGGACGGACCCCCGCCAACGACAACGAAGGGCCGGCGTTCACGCTGACCGTGTCCCAGCTCGAGGAGCTGATCGCCAAGGCCATCTGTGTGGCCGCGGACAAGGGCATCATCGGCGGCGGCATCGTGCTGCTGGACAAGCAGGAGCTGGCCCGCGCTCTGTCGTGCAGCCCGTCCAGCGTCGACCGCCTGCGCCGGCTGGGCATGCCCACGGTGCGCCTGGCGAGTCAGGTCGTGCGGTTCGAGCCCGCCAAAGTCATCGAATGGCTGCGGGAGCGCAAGCAGCAAGCTTGAGCCAGCCGTTCGTCAGAAGAGAGAGAGAAAATGCCGAGACAAGTGACGGGAGAAGCGCCGCAGTGGCGCCAGTCGATGAGAACCTGGGTGGGCCGCGTGCGCGGCTACCCCGAGGGCTGCGCCCGGGGGCGCTGGCTCTCGCTCGGCACCGATGACAAACACGTGGCCAGCCAGCGTTACGAGCGCTGGCTGGCCACCGGCGAACCCCCAAAGGAGGCCCGCACCGAGACTTTCAAAGAGGCCGCCGAGCGCATCGTGGACGCGATGCCCACCAAGACGCGGCCCGAGGTGAAGAAGGCCAACGATCGGCGCAAGCGCCTGCGCACCTACGTGTTCCCGATCATCGGGCATATCGAAGCGTGGGCGGTCAACGCCGGGCACTGCTCGAGCGTGCTCGACCGCATGCCGGCGCTCGGGCTGCTGAAGGGCACGATCG